CTCGCCACGGTCTAGCCCGCTGGTTTCTCGCACCTGCGCTGGGATCACCGTGTTGTTGATCTGCCGATCTTCCGTACCTAACAGCTTGTATTTTATCAGCTCTTTCATTTTTTCTTCAGTGATATCTGCACCCTTCGATTTGAAGTGTTCAGCCATTTCTCGGCACCAAACGTGAAACAACGCATTTTGTGATAAAGAACGCTTCGGCCTATACCGTTTTACTTTCCACTCAACCGGGTACTCCCAGTTCCACTCGCTTTCCAGATACTTTTGAAAAAACTCAATACGCTGGCGCAGCTGCTGCTTATTCTTAACTAACCAAAACTCACTCATAGCTTCCCTCATTCCCTCGATTGGTCTTAATAGATAGTGCTTGATCTTGAACGCATCCGCCCTCTCCCGGAATGGACCATCAGGATCACCCTTTCTCACCTTTCTGCATAGCCGGTCAAAGTCGTGCTTCCACGCCCAACCAACCATCTCAGTCTTTCCTGACTTCATGTTGCTACTGCAAAAAACGTAAGCGTCTACCGGGTAGTCAATCTGCGATGCCTCAATATGCGCGTCATGGTGTGCTTGCGGTGCCACGTTGCGCTGCTTGGTTTTGACATCAATCGTGATACCGCAAAACTCTAAGTCCCACAGGCACCCGACATTTGACTCTGACACCCTACTTGCACCTAGCTCATTCCTGACCAGTAGCTCTGCCGCCTTAGCGGTCTGGTGACGCCCGGGATCATCTGCCGCAATAGACGCGCTGTTGCTCCAGTTACGCACTGGCCTGCTCAATCAAAATGTCGATGTAGTGCCGGGCCTTCTCTAGATCCTGTATCCCGCCCTTCATCTTCCACCGAGACACATACTTGATCACCGCGTGTTCGCATATACCCAAATCATTTTGCAGCGCGTACTCCAGCGGCTGTATCTTCATGGTTTTGTAGTGGCTCCCGCCGACCTGCTCCGAATCCCATTTCATCTCTGACTCCTTGGTAAATCGACTCTAATACTAGTGGCTGACTCCGATCGCTTAAACGTCTGCCCGGGACCATCGAACAGGGCTATGGTGCCTTCCCAATGGTGGTGACGTTGCTTGGCTACTACCAGACGCTGATCTACACCATCAGCCAACTCAGCAGCCTCACGATCTGTCAGCGGTATCCCATCCTCGCGCTTGCGCTTTGCCATCGCCCGCAGCTTGTTGTGCCATGTGATGCACAGGACGTGCGCCTGATCTGTGATCGTGCTGCCGCCTCGGACATCAAACCGTGTAGGGATGTACTCATCGCCGCCCTGCTGTGGCTTGCGGACGTGATGCACGATGGCGATATGTATCTTCAGCGCCTCAGCCAGCGAGATAAGCTGATTGAAGAACAGCCGCTCCCGCTCGGGGTCATCAGTAACGCCCATGAACTGCAAGTTATCCAGCGCCACCAGCTTGACGCCACGCTTCGCCATAGCCGATACAGAACCCAGCGCCTGAAGCGGGGTGACAGAGCCTAGCGCCCTGTACCACCAAATGCGGTCACGGCTCCACTCAATGAAGTCTTCGGCAAAGTTCTGGGCTACGCGATCGACCGCAGCAGCCTGCTTGCACATCATCTTGGCGGTGTCCTGTAGCCGCATCTCAAACGATGCCAACCCAACCGGATGGTGCTGTGCAGCGTGTACCAATATTTGACTCAGCAGGGTGCTTTTCTTATGGCCGTTGATCCCCGCCCAGACAGATACCTCTGCATCCCGTAGGCGCAGCTTGTCTTCGGTGTTAGGGAAGGGTAAAGGCGTACCCGCTACATCACTCTGCACCTCGATGCTATCTAGAAAATCATCCTTGAATGCGTCAATACCGACGACATCAAGCTCTTCGACCTGCGCGTAGATGTCCTGCAAGTCCTTATCTGTAAAGTCTTCGACCTCCCTCCGGGGAATCCGATTCATACGATGTACTCCGCTTGCTTGTTACCTCGCTGGCGCTTTTTCTCCCGAGTATTCCACCCAGCAGCCGCCTGCACCCAGTTACTCATCTTGCTACGACCAACCATCCAGTTTTTAGACTCGTAGAAGTGAAAGAATGACTCAGGGTCTACGAACAGGTATCCCCGCTCTTTGCAGACCTCAGCGATCTCTTCCAAAGACGGCGGGACAAATCGCTTAGATTTGGACCCCTTACTATCTTTTCTAGTCTTATCTAATCTATTCTTGCATGACTCTGTCATGACGGGGTCATGACTCTTGTGAGAATCTACGTCACCTACCTCCTTCAACCTGCTGATTAGCTTACGCATTTCGGGATTGCTGGTCATTGAAGAGTCCAGACGTTTGGCGATTTTTAGGCAGGTTATTATGCCTCCGTCATTCTCAAACAAATCCAGATCCACCATGAACGCCATCATCTCGTTTACCTTTGTGACTGAGATGCCGGTGTCGTGGCTGATGATCTCCGCGTCATGCTCTAACTCAAACGTGTACTTGTCTGCGCTCACATCCCCAGCAATTAGCTCGACGCAGTACCAGTACAGTCCGTACCCCTCCATACCGTAGGACAGCATCAGCTTCTTCAGCTTCGCATCCCTATGTGCGTCAGTATCGTGCTTTACCCACTTCACCAGCTGCCCCCTTAACTACCGTGTCCACAAACTGGTTAGGACGGCCACCCCTTTTTAGGGCTTTGGCGTACCGCAGCTTGTCCTCCCGGGACAGTTGCTGCCCCGTCTTCTTGGCGTGTTCCGCCAACTCCACCACAAAGTCCTCCACAGAGGCTTCTGATGGCCTTCTCAGCGATTTAAAGTGCTGGGTAGTGTCAGGGTATAGGGTCTGCCAATCAAGCCCTACGGACGCTAGAACGTCGATTGCGCCGCAGCCAGCGTAGCAGTTAATTAGAACCCTCCCGTCTTCCAGTTCTGTGACCGACAGTGATGGTGACAGGTCACCGTGTGCAGGACACGTTGCCATCCACTTTCCGTTGCCGGTCTTCTTGTACTTCTGGACGCGGTCCAGTAAGTCTTGTGCTGACATAGACCCTCCTACAGATCGTCATGATCAGAAAAGAACTCTGGCAGCTGTAACTCCATCGCCGCGCAGAAATCCTCCACAACGCTGACCTTCACGGTCTTTGCGTTTCTCCACCGCACCACCTGATTCGGGTGTGCGTCCATGATCCGGGCAAGTGCGCGGGTGCTAACCCCGCGCTGATCTTGCAACTCCCGGATGCGCTTACCTACATCCATGCGATCCATAACAAACTCCTAGAATGGGATGTCATCAGATACCGGCTCTACCTTAGTTTCCTGCTTACTCTCAGGCTCCCAAGTGTCCAGCTTTGCGTAGCCCTTCCCGGCCTTGCTAACCAACATATCCATGTTGATCCACTCAGCACCTTGGTTGGCTTTTAAATACTCAGCCATCCACTCACGAAATTGCGCTACGTTGATTGACAGCTTGCCGATAACAAAATCCGGCTGACCGTCACGCTTCTTTGGGTATAGACCCCCGATTAACTCATCCATTGATAATTTCCTTTCTTGCTGCGTTTACTTCATTTGAGCGTAGGTACGCTCGCTCTTCGGTAGTGAAAACACCACCCTTAGTTGGGGCTAGGTACAGTGCCTCTTTTACCTGATCACTGTCTAGCTCCAGCCATGCCTCAGCAAATGCCAAGGCATCCTCGGCTATGAACGCCTCCTTCATGTAGGCGACCGTAGCCCAGTTCTCTCTGACGGCTGTATTATGCGCCATCAGCCTATCGACCTGCTCCTTTACCTGCTCGTCAATGTTCTGCTGTGCGATTGCGTTGGCAACCTCATCTGCGCTGGCGAACTCAGTACCCGCAAAACCGCAGGCCGCGAGACTTCTGCCAATCGCAGACGTTTCTGCATTTTCCATCGCACTTGTCTTGTTGATCTTTGATGCCGATCTCTTCTCCTCCGCATAACCGGTCCCTCTTATGCGCTGATCTTGGTCTAGCACCAGCGCCTTCATTACCACTGTCTCGTCATCAGCGGATACCAGCTCGGTCACGATCGACCACTCTGGATGTTGATCCTTAAACTCCGCCACCCGTAACGCTACGGTCTTGTACTCCCGACCGTGAATCTTTACCACTCCATCTGTCATACCATCGTCCTCCGGTCTTGCTCTTGCTCATGCCAGTACCTCGCGCCGTAACCGGCAACGTATGCGCGGTCCTCGACGTTAGCTGGCTTCCCTTCCTTGCAGTCCTGCCAGCCAAGCACAAACTGACTAACATCGAACAGCGGTCTGTTGCGGTAGTAGGTTCCTCCAGTGTGTTCACAACATCATCAGCATTCAGAACCTTGTGGCCCATCCATGTGCATTTAACGATGGTGTACTCGATCTCTTCGACGAGCGCCTTGCTCCCCCAGAACTCATCAATGTAGCACCCGCCGTTGATGTTGTACTGTGCGTCGATATCAGAAACGTCCGCCATGACCCAACACCCCCGCTCTGATATGTCGATAATGCGAGCGCCGTGGATGATCTGTTGGTCTTCCGAAACAGGCTCGTAGTCAACCCAGATGGCGATCATAGTTGGCCCTCCTTCAAAAAGTCGCGCAGTCGACATAGGTGATCAAGGTCCAGCTTGCGGGCATTTAGGTACCCGTCAAAATACTGCCACTGC